GCAAGACTGAAGCCACACATCTTGTCTTTAGGTGGCTTTTTGAGGCGATTGGAGTGCCAAGTCACACTTACGATCTGGTCCAGCAAGCATGCATCCAGTGGACCGGGTATGGTCTGGACTTCAGCATAAACAACGTCGAGACGTTTCAAAGCGGCATCAATTGGACCTATCTCAACAACACCGTTGACTCTATGGCCAGAATTGGTGCATCGTTCGAGATAGAAGGTCTCAGATTGGCGATGTTCAAGGGTGATGATGCTTACATCTCAGCACGCAAGGTCAACTATGTCAAGAAGCGCAAAGAGCTGAAGGTCGAGACAGGCACCAATTTGCCTTTTGTCGGATTCATCGTCACCGAAACCGGCCTCGGCTTGGATCTGCCTAGACTGTGCAGCAAGGTTTTGAACAAGAGCTACAGAGACGACAAGGATGTGCAAGAGTACATTGTAGCCGTGAAGGATTGGATAAATCACGTCTCATGCAGAGATGAGATCGCCGCTTCTTGCGCTGCAGTCCAACAGTATTACGGTTGCACACAGATGCAGAGCGAGGCATTGTGGTCCTTTCTGTACAACTACTCCAAAGGGAAAGTCATCACCAGCTTGAAGCAGCGCACAGCGAACGTCACATTCTCACAGCTGTACAAGGTGGTGCTTAAGAAGACCACAAAAGGCAAAAACAATCAAGGTAAGTTCTAAACTTTCGAATTGTGGAAAATCATCCAACAATGCAATCCAACAAAGACGAATCAATGGCTAACATCGGAACGACTCCGTCGTCCGGTGAAACCAGCAAAACTACAACATTCTCCAATGGCGGACCTCATTTCAATCTACCAGGGGAGACTTATAAACATGTCATATCTTATGAGGTTGCAAATATGACTTTGAACGCGCAAATCAGAGCAGGAACTCCAATTCTTGAGCTTCAACTAGACGCTAGCATCTCCGAAGAGCTAGTCAATTACCAGTACTGGACCATCGATGATTTAAAATTGGATGTGCAGTGTACAAGCCCCCTTGGCACTTCAAGCGGTGCGGTTTTGATGTCATATATGAGCGATCCCATAAATGCAGATTGTCCAGCTAATCCTACATTAGCAAAGAGGAAGTTTGGACAAACACTACCAAGAATACTAATCAGGCCCAGAGACAACAAGTCCATAGACATTAACGTCCATGAAAATCCCATGTTCGGTGCTTGGCGCTTTGTCAAAAGAGGTAACTCCGATGACTCAGCGGCCATAAGACAGAGCAGTTTTGGAACCATCATAGCTGTAGTGAATACAGCGCCTGCCGCGGCGGACGGTGCAAATTTCACTGCATGGATTCATGGCACTATAACAGCTAAAGGAAAGACTCTTGTCACACAAGACGCCGTGGCAAGAAAGGTAAGTTGTCTTGTTAGTGGAATAAAGAAGAATGAGCTCGTGCAGGACGAGCTTGGCTGGGCAATGGCGATGCAGTTGCAGACATTCACCACAGATTTTGACAGCTTTGATTCTGTGGCAGAGGCTATGCTAAAGAACGGTGTCTGGCCTGTTGTGACTGCAGGCACCTCCTTCATGCTGGAAATTGTGTTAGTTGACGGCGATAACATCCAGAGAATAACTCTTGAAACACCCACCATGTATTTAAGTGAGGTTAACGGTTCAACGAAGACGCTCTACATCCCGTTTCCTAGTCATGAAGAAGTTTATCTTTTGAACCCTCAAGTCCAGTCGATAACCACCTTGGAAAATCAGCCCGTGGCAGTCTATCTCAAACAGTATGTCACCCCTGACAACGCAAGAAACCTCGCTCCTGCTTACAGGCGCAGATTTGTCAGGCTCTGATTGTGCATTGCACTTTCCTCACAAACAAAAACATTCTCTTTAAGATACATAATGTTATACATCTTATTTCTTGTCCCTTGCGTATTTGGGCTAACTGAAGTCCAACTGGCAAGAAACCAATTTGAAGTGCTATCTGAGAGCACATTTAACTCTACTCTTTTCGAACAGATGGTAATGAACGTTTGGCGTTCTTTGGAAGTCACACGCGAAATTAAAGAGGATCTTGATAACATCAAACCTGTTTTACAGTCCACTCTTGAACGTGTCTCCTATATTGACACAAACACTGCGTCACTAAGAGCCTTTTCCAAAAGCATCAACGACACCATCGTTCACTCAGATCGTACATTAACTTTGATTCTTGAAAATATTATTGATCCTACTCGTACCCAATTGATTTCTTCCATTAGATTACAAGAAGAACTTTAATTTGATTGTATATATTAGTAACCATGATTCTATTATTATTGATATTTACCGTACCGTATGTGATTAGTCTTACAGAGGTCATATTGACCCGCAACCAATTTAATGATTTCGTAGCTGAGATGGAGAAAATCTCCATGGACATCAATTTTGAAGATGCAAATGTCACGCTAGACCTGACAGCATTAGAAATACTAGTTACAGAACAGAATATGAAACTGGCTGGTATGATCACACAACTTAGCGACATCCACACAGCTACACAGAGCCTATACCAACCACTTGTAGACATAAGTCAGGCTCTAAATGCTCAGACACAGAAGCTTGAAGAACAGTATGATAACTGGTATGACAGTTTTGAAAAAGTGATGACACCTATAAACCAGTTCCTCTCAAGTATACACAATGCAATAGGCATAATCAAGGACACCGTTGATGCTGTTCAATCTATATTCGAGGCATTTCAAGGAACACAGGACGAGGCAATTTCATCACTCGAATCTAACGTGCAAGTAATAGCTTCAAATTTTGAAATAGGCATGAAGGCGATAGTCACCGAATCTTTAGAAGGTTCTATGATGACCTTCACTGCTGTGGAGTGTGCCGCATGGGAAGGAGACGCATGCGAGTCTGCTTTCGGTGAGGGACCCATAGCTTGTGAAGGTATGGAAGCTGAACTTTGTCAAATGGAAGGCCTTGTCGTAGAGCCTGTCTTAGCAAGTCGTAAAAACAGAGAAAAGTCTGAATTATAAATAATATAAAAACATTCAACTTAAGGTTTAGTTTATCTTTTCATCTAGCAAAATGAGGCTTTGTGTAGTGCACAAGTTTTGCGATCCAGGAAATGATTATTCTAAAATTACAATAACAACTCTCGTCAAACCTGCCAGGTTTGCTTCCTCTGCTCCGACCATTGAGGGCGACCCAAATTTATTTCAACTGGGAGGCATGGCGGTAACCTGGTATTCTAACAGCATAGATCTCAGAAGTATTCCGGTAGATTACACCTTTAAAAAGTCCATTTATTTAAAGGACTTAAAATCGGAAAAGATGCTCCAGTTCACAAGAGCCCAAATCAAATCTACTATCAAGAACACAATACTTCAAGATCCAACCATGTCCACCGACAGAGTCGACAAGGACACACCAGAGATACACGACTTCTTCCAAGAGGTGTACTCCTGCGAGGATTTTAAAGATCTTCAGAAGGCAATCTTTCTTCTATCATCAC